AGTAGTTGAATCTAGCGCCCTTACTCCTAGAGAAGTGGCGTGCCAAAATATAGATGGTGCTTTACGAGAGTGGTTTTTCCACGGTCGTGAGGTATTTGATACGCGACTAGAGCAAATGAAGCGGATTGCTAAGATAGAAAATCTTCCATGTAGAACTCTAAACCTGGACTTCGACACTCGTGTTGTCCAGTGGAAAGATAAATATAGAATAGAAGACGTGAAATATGAACCGCATTCATCGAGTGATGGGGAATCTGATGATGCTGGATACTCGATAGATTATGACTACTGGAGCGACTCTACAGCGAGTGGAGTTACTGAACCTCCACGAGTGTCTCAGGAGCGAGATATATTCGATTATGTTAAGTCAGTGTTAGGATGCCCCGCGTACGAGGAGTACGAGATTATATCTACGCAGTGTGGCAAGGGAGACTTAGCATATATTACCGAAGATGCTATTTTGGTTGTTGAATGTAAGCGTGTAATAGGACGCAAAGGGATGATGGATAAGGTCGTTCAGCAGGCTGTGCGCTATACTAACATTTGGAATGCAATTTTTCCTACTCGTACAATATATGGGATTATTGCTACGGAGTATGGTATGCAGTTAGTGCACATGCATGGGGATCCCGTGTTCCCCACACCCTACACGGAATTTCTTGAGACTGTGCCCATACTGTGGTAAAGTCTCAATCCCGACCACCATGTCGTTAAACTGGGCGCGGCGCGCGTGAGTGTCGTAGTTCTACGGAAAAGCCAAAATCACACCTGTCGTATTGGTTACATACAAGTTCGTATTTTCGCCCGTTTATTACGTCTTGGAATGCTTGCGATAGGAATGGGGGGTATTGAAACCCGAGTGCTATTTAGTTACCGCAGAATCCCACTGCAATTAAAACGTGCGATAGGAGTGTTCTCTGAGGCAAGAACGCTACCCGTATAAATAAAGTGTCTTACTAAATCTTTTATTAAAGTAAAGTCAGCTGAGGACTTAAAATTCAGCGATTATGTGCCACAGGCTGGCGAGCCAGGTACGACCATTGCCCAAGGCAGTGGTACAAAGTTGGAAACCATCACCGGTTTCTCCGACCAGTTGGCTGGTTGGACTACTTCTATTACAGAAAGTCGCGACGCTACGTACAATTTAGCCAACAACAACGATTCTGATTTGGGAGATTTCTTAGGTCGGCCCGTCAAGGTGCTTGAGTCACAGTGGGTGGTCGGACAACCCCTTTTTGAAAAGTTCAATCCTTGGAATTTGTTCTTGACAAATACTAGGGTTAAGGAGAAGACTTCTAACTATGAATTGTTGCGTATGAATTTGCATGCCAAGTTTGTTATTTCGGGAACGGGATTTCATTATGGTAGGGCTATAGTGTCTTATAACCCCTATCTGTTTGATGAAGTGACTGTGGAGAGGAACTTTTTAGACCAGGACATTATCGCCGCGTCTCAGAAACCTCATATATTTTTGAATCCTACAAATAACTCTGGAGGTCAGATTGACATGCCGTTCTTCTACCACGATAATTATATGTCCTTAACGGACAATGATGTTTCGATGATGGGAGAATTGGTAGTAAAGTCGTTTGGCACCCTTAAACATGCAAATGGTGGAGATGATCCAGTTACTGTCACAGTGTTTGTATGGGCTTCTGATGTCACCTTGACTGTACCAACTAGCCTGAACACGCTTACTGCCTTTGACTATACACCACAGTCTGGCAGTATGAACGCGGCGAAGGATGAATACGGTAAAGGAATCATTTCCAAACCAGCTTCAGCTATTGCGCATGCGGCGGGTGCTCTCACCAATTTACCGGGGATAGCACCTTATGCTCGTGCTACTGAGATGATGGCCAAAGGTGTTGGTCAGATGGCATCTAATTTTGGATACTCTCGACCCCCAGTAGTCACTGACTTGGTTTTACAAAAACCTAGTCCTACTGGAAATCTATCCAACACGGATGCAGCTGATGCTGTGAATAAGTTGTCTCTCGATTCTAAACAGGAACTAACTATAGATTCCAGGACAGTCGGCCTGGATGGTCAAGATCAAATGGGTATAGTGGACTTTGCGTGTCGCGAATCTTACTTGACTAATTTTTCTATGGCCTCCACTCAGGCTCCTGATTCTATATTATGGAACTGCAGAGTAGGACCGTCTTTGTACGATTCTGTAGCTGCTGCTAGTTCTGAATTACATGCCACCCCTATGTGTTATATAGCCCAAGCCTTCAAGTATTGGCAAGGTTCTATCAAATTTAGGTTTCAAGCAGTTAAGAGTAACTTCCATAAAGGAAGGATTCTTTTGCGCTGGGACCCTAGATCGCATGGTAGTAATGTGGAGTACAATACGGTGTATTCCCGAGTCATAGATTTAGCTGAGGAGGATGACTTCGAGGTTGTTATTGGATGGGGACAGGCTCAAGCGTGGTTGCGAACTGAGGTCATGTTGCCTGGTACTTTCGACATCCATAACACCTCTCGACTGCCAACTTCCTATACCAATAGGTGGAATGGAGTGTTAGAAGTTGATGTTGTTAATAGCTTGGTGGCTCCTGCACCGGATACGGACATATCTTTCAATGTGTACGTTTCGTGTGTACCGGACATCAAGTTTGCATCACCAAATCCTTCGACATTAAATCTCTATTCGTTGTTTCCGGAACAAGGTGATCCTCTGCGCACTATCCCAGAGGAAAAAGATGACGATAGCCCCTTGCCTCCTTTGAAGGATAAACCCCTATCTGAATATAAGCGTAGGAGCACTGGCTATTCTCCGCAGTCTGGAACAATAGATGAAGCACCTTCTGGAACAACCATGGGTGCTACTGATATTCCCGTTGACCCTGGAGAAATTCAGGAAATAGCTGTAACATCGGAAGAAAGCGATCAAACAATGAACGTGTTCTTTGGTGAGTCACCGAAGAGTCTTAGGGATTTGATGCGTCGTTATATACATCATCGGACATGGGTGTTTAGGGCACCGACGTCTGGTACCGTATTGCAGACTAATCTGCGCGACAGGGCTATCGGGTATTGGCCCGGATATGACCCGGAAGGTATTGATTCTTATCGTGGATTTCCCGTCACTGTATCCGTACCACACTATCTACATTGGTTCTCTCCCTGCTACGCCGCGTGGCGTGGAGGGTTGAGAACTAAATATGTGTTTGATAACAATCAATACATAATGCCAACAGTTAGTAGGGTTGGTTTTGATAATGGTGCTCACGTAGAGACGACAACGTTGAGTACGTTGGACGCCGATTATTTAACAATGAGACTCACTGATAGCTCTAACCAGTTCTCAGCTGGTGGAGCCGCTTCTACTAATTTGGGCATAAATAATACCATTGAAGTAGAAACACCCTTCTATCATCCTCAGAGATTTGCTTCGGCACGTCTCCCTAAGGCGGATACATCGAATAGTAGTGAAACTAATATAGTTAGTATGATAAGTGGGAGCACGAGCTTTGGATCTTCGGATGAGAAGCAGTATTCGTGCTCGACGTGGAAATCAGTTGGAGAAGATTTTTCATTATACTTCTTTACTGGATGTCCTATTGTCTACTGGTCGGGGTTAGCCATTTCCCCACAGTAGTACAGTGAATAAAGACCCTGTTTGCGGGTCTATAAAGATAAGCGAACACTTAGTCTACCGAGTGCCCGGTAGAGCGGTCTAATTTAGCCCGTTGTTAGGAGCGTGTGCTCTGCAATTCTAGTTTGAAACTCTTAAGTTTTTTATTGCAGAGGACTTGTCTTCTGCATGATTTTTAATTAAGGTTACAAATTTAGAAATTGCACTAACACAGTGTGCCCAGA